AACGGACGAGTGGATCGACTCGAGGCAAGCGTGGCAGAAACCAACGCGAAACTCGACCGAATCATCGCTGGAATGGGAGCAGCGCCTGCTGCAGCTAATCCTCCAGCGAATCCAAATCCTCCGATCGCTGCTCAACCCGCCATCCCGGCGGCGCAGCCACAAGCTCAAGTTGGAGTACCAGCAGGACAACAAGGGCAATACGTACCGTACGTTCCGGTACAACCTGCCCCGCAACCCGCTCAACCATACTATGCTGTTCCGCCAAGCTACCAGTATCAGAGACCTGACACATGGGTCAACGGACAGCGTTACGTACTCGCCAACTGAGGCGTTCCTACAGGCCCAGAGAGGGGCCAATAGTACCTCTCAACTCAATAAGAGCCAGAAAGACCACCTCAACCGAATACTAGACACTTACGTTTGTTCTTTACAGATCAAACAGTTAGGTCCAGTAGCTGACTGTGTGAATACTCAACACTTAGACGCCGGCTTCAATGCCCCGTTTAGGTACAGGTTAGGTGGAGGCGGGCGCCTAGCTAAGTGGACGAGAGAACAGGAGGAGGAGTTCGAAACTCTCACTAACCCCAAGGGGAAAGAGAAAGAGACTCCGTACCTGACTATCTTGAAAACAGTCTGGAGAAATCCTGACGGCTCCCTCGATCTGAGCTCTTCTAAAAACCAAAAACTCCTCGATTGGGCGGATGATTCAAGTACCGATTCGGACGAAAATCCAGAAAGGGAATTAGTGATTCAACCGCAATCAAGAGAGGTTGCCCAGGCTTACCGTCGTATAGACCAATCCAAAGGAGAGGGCATTGCCTACATCTACTTTGGGGTTAACGATGATGGTTCGCTAGTGACTGACGATAAAAAGAGTGCTGTTCTAAGCTTCGCTCAAATTGTCTATAATGAGTACATACATGAACACCTAACGGTGGAAACGCAGTACTTAACACAGGCAGAATTTGTAGATGAATGTACTACTCTCGGAGGGGAGAACATCCCTGAGAATGAGAAGGACAACATCGAGTATAAGTCTACTGGAAGTCACAAGGTGGAAAAGGAATATCGGCAACATTTCATGATGCCGATGCCCCGAAACCCCAAGTGGAGAGCAATCCGGTTTACTATACAGCGAGAGAGTAGAAATCAGCAGGCTGAATTCAATTTACACGAGATTAAGGAGCACTCGAACCCGATATACAACCGTAACTATAGGTATGTGCGCGGGGTCGAAGACTTCGATAGTCCCATCTACAAGGTTTCCAAATATCGTACCGCATGTTGGAGAAAGCCGGGGTTTAAACAACTCCCGCAAAAAATCCGCGACCAGCAGATATATGAAGACCGACAACGAATTGCGGCATTTCAAAAGTTTGGGCAGATAGTGGAGGCGTACGTAACCGCAATGGTCTGCGCACGCCAGCACCCATCGATACCACTTGCAGCGATCCCACCGAATGAAATTCCAGAACTCCTTAAAACAGGAATGCTGGGTCACAAGGCAGGGTCAGAGCTTAGATGGTTAGACCTAAGCAACTATGATGATGCGCAGTTCTATGGTGCAGTAGAGTATGCAGTGACGACATTGAGGCTACACTTTGAAACCTGTGGCTTTGATATCGACCCTGTTATCTCAATGGTGAAAGAGATGTCCGGAGAGCTACGAGCTTTATGGCAACACGGGGATAACCCGGGTAAACCTAAGCTCAATAAACTCACCTATGACACCCTCGTTGCTCTACATTGGTCATCAAGGACAGTAACCGTCCTCAACGATTCAAATAGAATAACGCTTCACTCTGCTGACCCAGACAGAGCCGCCTTTTTCACGGGCGACCTATATATACCATCATATGGCCTCTGTCTTTTAGGTTACCTCGGAAGGTGTATGCCACGACCCTCCCCCGACAAAGTCGAGGAGGAAACATGGAACACTTTCGAAAGGTTTAAGAACCCGACCTTTGTTACGCCGACCAGACTGGAAAGCGTGACCAATTGGGCCAGGACCTACTTTAAAGACATGCCCGACCCCGGCTCACTCGTACCCGAAGCTGCCGCTATGGGAGCAGGGCTAGAGTCGAACCGACGCAATGGTGGAATGATCCAGGCTGTCTCCTACTACTACCACATCTTTGTGGCAATGGCGGAGGAGGACATCCCGGACAAATATCAACATGTCAAGAACTGGAAAAGACAATACATCAACGACGAGTTTCATGAGGGAAATATCTCAAGGAAAATAACTGACCACAACACTTTTACGTGGTGTCTATCAGCGGATATCCTAGAGGAGTACCGGAAGCACGCAGTTGTCTGTAAGCGAGAACACTGTAATGACATTGAAGCCCACCTTCCGCTTATGCCTTTCGGAATTGCGGAGTTGGGTGGTAAAGTCCGAGTGCCGTGTGTGACGTCTGGATTCCTCAATCTGCTATGCCAACCGATTCGGAAGGCAATGTGGCTGAAGATAAAGAACGATCCACGATGTAAATTCCGAACCTCAGGTGCCACCAAAGAGAACTTCCTACGGAAATTCTTCGAGGAGCTAGAGGATGCGGATTACGTGCACTCCGGAGACATGACAGTAAGCACAGACAACTTCCCGTTTTCATTTATGGACGCCGTAATAAAAGGTCTGCCCATAAATGACTACTGGAAATCGTTGGCACTCTTATGCACTGGACCGTTCAGGATTTTACCCCCGAACGAAGATACGGCACACGAGAGGATACATGCCATGTATGATAACCCAAATCGACACACCGATCATCAGGACCGGGACGTCGACCCGATAAATATCATCGACTCAAAGTTCGACCTATTTGGATGCAAAATAGGCGAACCGGGAGAGAAGATAGTATCGGTACTCCCATTTAAAGAGACCCCAGAAGCTGTCGCAGATAACATCCAAGATGTACTTGATCAGAAAACCTATTTTAACTCTCTACCGAAGGCCGAAAGGCCCCAGCAAGTGAAAGAGGAGTTCACAAACGTACTATCTAGACGCCCTGCGGCTGTTCAATGGGATAAAGTCACTCTCGGATCTTTTGGTAATCAACCAACTGAAATGTGGTATGCTAACCAGATCAAAGAGTTAAGGGAGAATTCACCAACACTATATGTGAAGATGGTAAAGCCGGAAACGACATTCGTGAAGAAGAAAGAACCCCCAGGCACATATGAGCTACTGCTCGGCCGAAGGGTATTCAATCCACTCATACGTCCCCGACAATATGTGGAAGTGAAGATTCAAAAGGATAGAACTCAGGTCAGGTTCGCAAGCGACGATGACCTAAGATCTTATGTCCTAAAGAGACTTCTGCGAGACCAGAGGAATGTTCGAAGAGTTCTCAGGCAGGCGGACAAACTAGCCCAAACCCCACTTGAGAGACTCCAAGACCAATATATCACTGGACTTCCACACCATCTCATGCCTAGAGCCACCCCGGGATTAGATAGGTTTTTGGATGCCGATACGGATCCCAACCATACTGAACCCGGGGTAGTACTAAGCTCAATTGACGAAGTAACTGTCCAATGGGATACAAAAACTGATCCTAGACCAGACCGGGTGGGGGAAAATTACCCCCCCCAAACCTGGAAAGGATCAGTGCATCCTAGGAATAGAACACCCCTTGAGAAACTCCATGAACTCGAGCAATCCCAAGCCAAGGTTTTCTCAATGGGTCTTGCAAACCTGGACAGTATTGAACACGCCTATCTCTCCAAGAAAGGTCTACAGATGGGTACTTCTATTAGCATAGCTATGCTATATAGTTATAACCTATACTGTGATCAATGGGCATCGGATCAACCCGGTGCAAGAGGCAAATCACAATTATGTGGCGACGATTCAATGAGAGCAGGAAATCTGATCTATATCGACGCCTATAAGCGTGTTGCTGAAGAGATGGGTTCAAAATTCTCCGCCTGGAAGGACATAACAGCCCGGAACTCAAGGGGACTCTTTACAGAGATACACTTTGAGGGCCAGGAAATACTCCGTATTCCGAAATTAAAGACGGTCATACGACCGACCTCAAAGGAATATACTGGAGATGGCTGTCCAGAGTGGAAGAAATATATCAACGCCCAAAAGACCTTAGTTGGACCAACAGAAGATGTCGAGTACTACATCCGTGAGGAGAGTCGCGTACACTTCAGTCGGGAACTTAATGATCTCGAGGGAATCTTACCATTTGGATTACCGGAGGTATCTGGGGGTATGGGAACCTTTGCAAAGCCCTTAGACGGTCTAAATAAGACTGTCTGGGAGGCGATCAAGAGGGTCCCCGTACCATATGTTGCTTATAAACTCTCACGTGAGTTTGCTAGGAGCTTAACGCCCTACCAAGTCAATGAGCCTAAGCCGCATTTCCAGATTAACCCGTTCACTCTGGCGACTCCAATCCACGACAACGTCGCGGACCAGGAATATGCCACCAAACGAGCGGCGTGGTTGTTCCTCCAAGAAAGAAAGCTTCGCGGATCCATCGAAGCAGCTAGCGCGATCATTAAGCCTCCGAGGCCTGTTGAATTCATCAAAGAAGACTACAGACCTCAGGTTCACCGTAGGGCGAACCGGCAGGCCGACTTCCCAGTGCCAATCTCTGTTGCCCGGCATTACCAGGCATTAGAGAAAATCACTGGGGAGCTAATATTTCTAGGGGTACCCCTGAGGGACACTGCTATGTTTAGCAGCGTATCCGACAAGGAGTTCCCAAAGAAAAGCTCGCATGTGGACCTGGCCAACTCTGTTGTTGACCAAGTATTGGGGCCGAAAGGAAATTTCCTTCCGAAAACCAGTATTGCGTTATGCGGTACAAGTTAATGCACGCTTTTTAGCAAGCAACACAAATGGCTTCCTTTAG